AGTTTTTGTTTGCGACCGTCGAGAGTTTGTATATAAAAATAGAGGTCGTAGAGCGTTCCGTTCTTCTTGGTTTCGCGTTCTTGAATGTTGTACTTAAATGTGTTTGGCATATTATATTTTTGAAATTTTTTCTTTTTTTTGCATAAAGTGTTGACTTTTGAGATATAATACCGTATATTGAATATGAAGTTAATCGATAAATTTTTTCGAGATGCTTCATTTAATATTTTGTATACTAGAAAGGGTGCGCTACAGTTAGTGGCGCACTTTTTCATTAGTTCGTTTTATTTATCCACGGCGTTTCGGGTTTTGCAATCAGACGTGCGTTATTGTATGCCATATCCATTGTTAAGCAAGTTTTGCCAATATAAACTCTATCATAGCGAGATACGGCTAATACTAAATCTGTATGCGAAAGGTCTTCTCCAAGCGAAATTGGAATCAAGAACTGAATGCATCCCTCATAATATTGGGGAACTGCAATATTGTAATTCGCCGCGATACGCTTTTTAGCCAATTCAATTGCTCCGCTGAATAGGGTGGGGAGATTTCTGTTTTTGCGATATTCTTCGGGTATTCTATTATAGTTTTCGGCATCTCCAAGAATATGATTAAGATTTACTCGAAGAGTGCAAGAAGAATCAAAGATTACTTCTGTTATATCAGAAAAATATGATGCCTTTTCAGGCAAATTGCTTATCGTTATTAGTTCAAAACTACTCTCTTCAAAAAAGCCCTTAAACCAATACGGTTGTTTGTTTTGTGCGCTATTTTTATAGAACAAAGCAAAAATTTTGTTAAAATTTTTAGTAAACAGACCCGTATTAAAACAAGCAATGTTTTTATCAGCAGAAATGTAAAACCACTTGTTCCTTTCCTCATCGGTAGATGCGTTGTTATAGAGCGCAGAGAGGCGTTTATATGTATGGCGGATATAGTTAAACAGTACGTCGTTTTTTGTAGTTCCACGTGTCCAATTTTCATCATCCGCCATATTTGCCAATTTGTCTATTTTATCTTCAAATGATTGACAATATGAAAAATCAAATAAGTTATCAGGGAAAACCATAAAACTCTCCTCTCTATATAATATTAATACCTCACAAAGCCCATATTCGGGTTGAGAACATCAACAACGAGGACAATAACAATAACGGCAACAATGCCGATAAATATGCCAGCGAGCAGTTTTATCCACTTGTTGCGTTGCGCAAGTCCGCGCTCATAAAGCGCAATCATCGATTTGTAATGTTCCACGTTGGAGCTTTCCTCAAACGTCTTTTTGTCGTCATTGCTTGCCCCGAGAACGTCAAGCAGTCTACACACGGTGGAATAGCATGGATCGGGTGTTTGCCCCGACAAAATGCGGTTGACGGTGGGGAGTGGTACTCCGCTTGCTTCGGCAAGTTCTTTGGCGGTCAAGCCCTTTTCTTCTTTGAGTTTGTTGAGACGGTGTTCTAATTCAAGCATTTTCTTCCCCCTTTTTTTGCTTGTAATTATTTGAGTGTTCAAAAATCAGTTTTGAGCATTGCAAAATCAAATTTGTCGTGCGACAGTTTAGGTGCAAGCAATATGCCACTATATTCACGGAGAGAAAATTATGAAAAAATTACTTGACCTATTAAATGAACTTTTATCCGATTATTCAAAAGAAGAACAAGACGAGTTACTTGTTGCTCTTTTTGAAGCTGTCCAGCAGAGCGGAGAGAGTGGTGCGGATGACTGACAACTGCTCGTCCGTCAAATTCTCCAATTTATCCGTGTCAATCCCAAGCGCACGCAAGCGTTCCTCAGTGATGGTATTGTCCGTGGGCGCAGGCGTGGGCGTATCACGTCCAAGAAGATAATCAACGCTTACGCCAAAGTAATCGGCAATCATCATTTGTATATTTTGATTCGGATAATTAAATCCATTTTCCCATTTGCTAATAGAGGTTTTATCCACACATAAAATGTCTGCAAGTCGTTGCTGAGTAACCCCTTTTTGCTTTCGTAACATTTTCAAATTTTGCGAAAACTCCATAAGTTGCACCTTTATTGAGAATTTTTCCCCCTCTATTTCAGTATAGTTGAAAAATATTCAAAAATCAATTGAGAAAATTTCAACTTTTCTCTTGACAATTGAAAAAATATCAACTATTATATTCACGAGGTTGAGAAAAACTCAACATAATAGAGAGGTTGTGAGATGGAAAGAATCGCAAATTTTTACGGCTATGACATTTTTAAGCCGAACAAGAAAGAATGCCAACAAGCAAACACTCCGTATCCGATGTATATCGCGGTTATCAATTACTTTGATGAACCTGCAAGCAAAATCGATATGAGTATGAGCGAGAACGACGCACCGACACTCGATGAACAAAAAGAATGGTGCAAAGCGAACAGAATTTATTAAAAGGAGCAATAGATATGACGTTTAAGGAATTACGAATGCGAAAGTTCCGAACCGCAGAAGAGTTTGCGCGCAAAGCAGAAATCCCGACGGCGCGAGTTGCCAAGTGGGAATCGGGCGGAAGCGCACCAAAGGTTCGCGACCTGATAATGATAGCAAAAGTACTCGGCGTGTCGGTGAAAACGCTCGTCGAATCGTTTGAGGAGAAGTGATATGACTTACTCGGAACGCGAAGAAATTATGAGCAGAGACGTGATGACGGGTGCGGATATTCAGAAATTGCAAGGGTGCAACGCATCGCAAGCAAGTCGTATCATCACCGACATCAAATACGTCATTGAAAAACGGGGTGACACACTGCGTATCAACCAGCGAGGGAAACTGCACACGCAGGATTACTGTGATTACTACAACATCAAAAGATTTTAGCGAGGGATAAGATGAAAACTTTTACAGAGCAAGAACTTAAAGAAATTTTGAGGAAACACAAACTTTGGTTGGAAGACAGCGACCAACAAGACGCAGAGCGTGCGGACTTGTCGTGTGCGAACTTGTCGTGTGCGGACTTGTCGGGTGCGGACTTGTCGGGTGCGGACTTGTCGTGTGCGAACTTGTCGTGTGCGGACTTGTCGGGTGCGAACTTGTCGGGTGCGAACTTGTCGCGTGCGGACTTGTCGTGTGCGGACTTGTCGTGTGTGAACTTGTCGCGTGCGAAAAACATTCCGTTTATACCTTACGCTTGCCCAGACTTCGGCTCGTTCATAGGTTACAAAAAAGCACGAGGCTTGATTGTGGAACTCGAAATATTGAGCGACGCAAAACGTGTATCGGCAACGGGCAGAAAGTGTCGGTGCGACAAAGCGAAAGTGTTGTCAATTCAAAACATAGACGGTACTCCGAGCGTTCTGACAAGCGTTGCAAGCGATAGAGATTCAAAGTTCATCTATAAGGTGGGTGAGATAGTCACAGTTTATGACTTTGACGAAAACCGTTGGAACGAATGTTCGACCGGCATTCACTTTTTTATAAACAGACAAGAGGCGGTGAATTACTAATGAGAATCGACAAATTTATGAACGAACTTTCAAAAATGATATTTGAACACGGCGACACCTGCAAGGTGATGACCGTCATCGCTAAAAAGAGCGCAGAGCAAAAAAGAGAAAGCAATTTACATCCGAGTATGGCGCAAGCACTCGCGCCGTTTGTAAAAGGACTTGCAAAATGAACAAATATCGCATTGTTGAAAAAGAAAAGAAAGGCTGTTTCAACACGACTTACACCGAGTGGACAGTTGAAAAGTGGGGATTCTTGCGCAATGGGTTCGGCTCAATGGACTGGATTCAAGTAAAAGCGTTCCGGACAAGAGCGAGTGCAGAAAACTGGGTAGACAAAACACTTTGTGAAGAACAAGAAGACGAGTTGTATTGGGCGGAACATCGGACGCAAGAAGTTGAAAAGCCCAAGAAAGACTGGAAATACCGCGCTCCGCAATCAGAAAGCATCTTAGTGCCGTGGGGTGTTGGGAAAATAACGTCGAGGCTTGATGAAAGAACAGGCTCGGCAGATAGATGAGGAAAGAGAAATGAACAAATTTAGAACTTTAAGAGCGGACGAGTTGGATTGCCGCGTCGGAACTTGCAACGATAAAGGCTTTTCATTGTTACTGTACAAAGACGCACGGTGCGACCAAAACGTCCTTGACGAAACGGTAGGCAAAGAAAATTGGCAACGCGATCACAAGGAAGTCAAAGGCAATCTGTTTTGCGGCGTGTCGATTTGGGATGACAGCAAAAAACAATGGATTACCAAATGGGATTGTGGCGTTGAAAGTAACACCGAGAAAGAGAAAGGCGAGGCATCGGACAGCTTCAAGCGTGCGTGCTTCAACTGGGGTATCGGCAGAGAACTCTATACAGCACCGTTTATTTACATCAAAGGCAACACCGAAAGGAACGCAAAGGGCAATCCCGTACCGACGTTCAAGCGTATGGAAGTCGGTGAAATCGAATACGAAGACGGCAAGATAACTCAACTCGTCATTTTGGGTGACGGACAAGCGATATTTACATACGGCAAACGAGGCTCTCAAACGCAAAATAGCGAAAGACAGCCGAAAAACGAGCAATCTTACTGCAACAATGCCGAGATGACGCTAATGCAAGCCTACGAGATGAAAACACCAAAAGGAACGGCATACGGCGCACTAAAAGACGAAGACCTTGAATACATCATCGAACATTCAAAGGTTGAAGGTAGCGTAAAGGCGGCAAAGATGATATTGGAAGACAGGCGAACATCGGAAGATTTAATGCCGCTCGGAGATGATGACGTTCCGTGGAATTGAGGTGAACGATGAAAATCAAAGCAACATTTACAAGAGCATTGCAGGGCGAGTTTGGAGCGCAAGAAGTGACTTTCACAACTTACGACAAAAACGCCGTCTTGCAACTCAAAACACAGGACAGGACAAAGCCGTTGAGCCTTGAGGTGAAACAGTACCGGGAACAACGCTCGCTTGACGCAAACGCATACTTCCATGTCCTCGTCAGCAAGATTGCCGAAATGGACTATCAGAGCATTGACGACGTAAAACGGCAGCTTGTGTGTGATTACGGCACGGTCGCGTTTATAGCGAGAATCCCGGCAAGCGCGAACCTCGACGACATCTATAAGTATTCAAGGCTTATCGGCGAAAGCAAAGGAACGAAAGAGCCGTGCAACGACTGGTACATATTCAAGCCCACGCACACGCTCGACACGAAAGAGATGTCAAGGCTCATCGAGGGAACTGTTCAAGAGGCGCAACAACTCGGCATAGAAACGAGAACGCCCGAACAACTGCAAGAACTCTTATCACTTTGGGGGCAAAATGAATGAACTACATCGAAAGAGAAAATGCCAATAAAAGGAAGTGGACATACAACTTTGGAAAAATCATTGATACAAGCGGCATATACATCCTCACGAGGACAGATGAGGACGGAATAAAGTACGCATATGTTGGTCAAGCAAAACGCATATTGACAAGGCTTGCACAACATCTTGACGGATATCAACATATCGATTTGAGTTTGAAAAAGCACGGGTTATTTTGTTCTGACAATCTGACGGAATGGAACTTAAACATAATAGCCTGCTCGATTGATGACTTGGATGAAAGGGAGCGTCACTACATCAAATACTGCGCCGACAGAGGCTATCAACTGCGAAATAAGACGGCTGGCGGACAAGACACGGGAAAGCACGGCATTGCGCCAAACAAGCCGTCAAAGGGCTACTATGACGGCGTGGCGCAAGGCGAAAAAAATGTCAAAAAACAAGTCGCAATTTTGTTTGAAAAATACCTTGACGCAAGCATAAAAGGCACACCGAACAAAATCAAAGAACGCAAGCTAAACGAGTTTTTCGAGTATATCAAAACCGACAATCTAACGGGGTGAATTATGGATTTTAAGAAACCATTGACGGAAAACATGAAGCAAAAAGCAAGGGCGGTTGTGGACTATCTTAAAGCCAACGAACGCTTTGTTGAAAAAGAAGAATTGCAGGCGGTCATCGGGTGTTCAAACGAGCGCACCGTGCGTGATGTGATAGCATACGTTGCGCTGTACTATCCGGTAATCGCCAATAGTGCGCAGAGCGGTTATAAACTCGCTCGAAAAATGAGTGATGTTGAGGGGGCGCGGCAGACTTGGGTGGAATTATCGTCAAGACAAAACGAACTCGCAAGACGTATGCAACCGCTAATCCGTTTCTGCGAAAAGGCACAGAAAAAACGTGAGGTGGGCAATGGCAGAGTATAACAAAGAGCGGTTCTATTGGCTCAAACTCAAACGCGATTTTTTCAAACGGCACGATATTCAAATCATCGAAGCAATGCCGAACGGGAAAGACTACGTGTTGTTCTATCTCAAACTGATGGTTGAAAGCATAGACCACGAGGGTGAACTTCGATTCAGCGACACGATACCGTACAACGAGCAAATGCTCTCGGTGGTAACAAACACGAACATTGACATCGTAAGAAGCGCAATCAAGTTGCTGACAGAACTCGGAATCGTTGAGGTTTTGGACGACAAAACGCTCTATCTAAAAGAGGTCAAAGCGTTGATAGGAAGTCAAACCGCAGGTGCAGAAAGACGGCAAATACAACGGCAAAATCAAGCCGAAAAATTGCTTGAACGACAAAACGGCGACAATTGTCACCCAGAGACAGAGAAAGAGTTAGAGTTAGAAAGTTTGTTAAAGATATTAAAAAATAGAGATTCAATCGCGAGCGTATGCGAGATGTGCAAAAACAATCCTCGGTTTTCAGAAATCACCGATGAAGTGCTTGAATCTCTTGCATATGCAGGAAGCGAGATAGAAACTTTGAACTTTGGCGACCTGACGGTTTGTAGAGAAGATTTTGAGCGGCTCATAACAAAGCCGCACGGATTTGACGGGAATATGCTTGTTGAAACAGCAAATGCCGTGATGGTTTGCAAGGAAACAATAAAAGACCGTCGCTACTACATTCTCGGCATAATAGTGAATCGCTTTATGCGATAGAGGTGAATATGAAAAACAGCGTTAAAGCAAATATCTTACTGGCATTCGCCGCAATCTTGCTCATCGGTGTTGTGGTGAGCGGGGTGCTTGCAATCGTCGGTGTTATCCCGAAAGACAAGATATGGATACCGTTCATCGCATTTATAGGTGGCGACGTGATGTTGATAACAACGCTTTTAATAGCACTTGAAAAGATGGACGACGATTAAGGAGGTAGAAGATGGAATATCAAAGACGAAAACCGAGCCGAGATGAAAGAGTAATCAGAGCAGAAAACGAGCTGAACGGATATCGTGCGAGGGTTGCGCAGATCCACCGCCTGAAAGACCGGCGTCAAGAAATCGAAATCAACTATACGGCGATTCGGTGTATTGATTACAGCAAGTTACGAGTTCAGGGCGGCGCACCGTTCAACGATATGGTTGAAACCGCAGTGCAGTGGGCAGACCTTGAAAGGAAGATTGACGAGCTGGCATACGAGAACGAACAAGAACTATTGATGATCGAATACAAGCTGCAAAAACTTTCCGAACGCGAGCAAACCGTATTGTTCAAATACTACATCGAGGCTCGAACGCTTCAACAGATTGCCACCTTGTTGAATTACAGTTTTGACGGCATCAGAAAAATCAAGCACCACGCGTTGCTTAAATACGCGGAACTATAAAAGCCAGAGAGGAAAAGAAAATGTTTGAAATCGACATCATTGAAAGAACAAACAAAGACGACGAGTTAGCAGGTCAAGTTGTAAGTGCTGAAAGTGAGGCATTTATGCTGGGTTTTCAACGTCCCGACAGCGACGGCGCAAGGATTGTATTCGGCATAAACGGCAGATCGCCGCGAGAGATTGCCGGACTTTTTGCGACAATACTCAAGCAAATGGACGATTTTTGCGAAAACCACCCAGCCGTTGGTGTTTTGTACAACGCATACAAACTGCAAAAGTTCACCGATCAACTTGGAGCATTTCTTGAAGAAAAAGAACAGTCGAGGGAAGAATGACACAAATATCACTATTTGACGGCGATACACCGTTGAAAATCACAAAGCCGATACGATTGATTGAACTGTTTGCAGGATATGGTAGTCAATCACTTGCGTTGAAGTATCTGAAAGTGCCGTTTGAGCATTGGAAAATATGCGAATGGGCGGTGAAATCGATACAGGCGTATAAAGACTTGCACTTTGGAGATGACACTTGCGACTACTCAAAAGCGTGTTCGGTAGACGAACTCATCGAGATGTTGCTTGTAAAAGGCATATCTGCTGACTACAACGCACCGATGACAAGAGAGCAAATCAAGAGAATGGGCGAGCAAAAGATACGCACAGTATATAACAACATCATTGCGACCAACAACCTTGTGAGTGTCTGCAATGCCCACGCACAAGACTTCGAGATACAAGACACCGACAAGTACACATACATTATGACATACTCGTTCCCGTGCCAAGACCTTTCAAAAGCGGGAAACGGCGCAGGAATGGCAAAGGGTAGCGGAACACGCAGCGGTATGTTGTGGGAAGTCGAGAGAATACTTGATGAGTGCAATGGCAATCTTCCGCAAATCTTGCTTATGGAAAACGTCCCTGATGTTATCGGCGCAAACAACGTCAAACACTTTGCACAATGGGTGAAGAAACTTGAACAACTCGGTTATACGAGCAAATGGCAATGCTTGAACGCAAAGGACTACGGTGTGCCACAAAATCGTGACAGGTGCTTTATGGTATCTTGGCTTGGCAACCACTACTATGACTTCCCAACGCCGATAATACTCGAAAAGCGGCTCAAAGATGTTTTAGAAACAAATGTCGATGAAAAGTATTATCTGTCCGGGAAAATTCTTGAAAGTTATGCCGAGTCAAATAGAAAAAACATCGAAAAGGGCAATGGCTTTCGTTTTGAACCCATAGATGAATGGGGGGTATCAAAAGCAGTTCTAACAAAACCGGGAAGCAGAGCGTGCGACAATTACATACAGGAGTAATCGTGAATATGTGCGGAAAGAAAACCGAAAAAGAAATATTAGCAGTTGACGGCTTCAATCAATCAATCTGTGCCGACCAAACGTGCTTTGGAACTATAACAAGAAACGCAGGCGCAGACCTTAAAAGGAATGGACAAGGCGTTATTGAAATAGTGAGCAGACCGCACGGTAGCAACAAAGGCGGTGTAGTAAAAAGCGACATATTCCCGACCGTGAGAAAGTCGGCGACAATGGACGGAAACACGGGAATTGTACAACCTGTGATCGGTGCGTTTAGAGGCCGTAATCCCGATAATCCATCAGACCGGACGCCCGGGATGCCCACAGAGCAAAGACTTGAAATCAATTCAAGAAATCTATCCAACACACTAACGACGGTTCAGAAAGACAATGTTGTTTTAGAACCTTCGGGGAAACAGATACGGATTCGGAAACTTACACCAAAAGAGTGCGGACGGCTTATGGGGGTGCGTGACGATGACATAGACACGATGTCGGTCAATCAAAGCAACTCGTCTCTTTACCATCTATTCGGTGACAGTATCGTTGTTGATGTGCTTATGGCAATATTCAAACAGATGATTTAGGAGGCACGATGACAATTCAAGAGTACAAACAATAACTATACGATGCGTGCAGGGAACACATCTTCCTTGCACAGCAGGCTCTCGACCGATATGCAACCGCAAAGACCGACCGAGAGCGAGAATATGCAAAGACAGACAACTTACAACACCTTGCAGCTCACAACGCTTTGCAGTGGGCATTGTACAAGGCGAGCGAGATTGAAAGGAGAAAGAACAATGAAATCAGTTTTAATATCAATACAACCGAAATGGGTTGAGAAAATAGCAAACGGAGAAAAGACAATCGAAGTCCGCAAAACCGCACCGAAATGCAAAGAGCCGTTCAAGTGCTATATCTATGTGACAAAAGCAAAAAAGTGGTTTCATTCAGGTATTATACTCACGAGTAACGAATTGCTATGGCTTTCGAGCGGCAAGTTAAAAATGTGCGACGGATTTGAACTTTGGGGGGATGGTGAAGATTATCAATGCGTAAATGGCAAAGTTATCGGCGAGTTTGTGTGCGACTGGATAACGAAAATAACTCCGCATTGTGATATAGACGGTTTTGTAAATCAGTACATACATGGCTACCCCGCTATTTTAGGAGATAATGACTGCTTATCGTTTAATGATATGAAAGCATATCTTGGGAACAAAAAGGGCTATGATTGGCATATCAGCGACTTGAAAATATACGACAAACCGAAAGAGTTGAGAGAGTTTTATACGATTGACGAAAGCGGCAGCGATTGTTGTATCGCTTGCGTTTACCACGAAACGCCGATTGAAGAAATGCCTTGCAGAACGTGTACGGGCGAAAGAAGATATTTATATCGTGCGCCGCAATCGTGGCAATATGTGGAGGAGTTGGAAGAATGACAATCAAAAACGACTTCCCTTGCAAGAACTGCCCGAAGAAAGGCTGTGGCGCATATCACGACGTGTGCGAAGCGTATCAAGCGTTCAGGCAGAAGCAGGCAACGAGCAAAAGCGAAGACGCAAAGACGAGATTCGTCGCAAATCACGCACCTTACAGGGTTAGACGGATAGTGAAATAAAAAACAGGAGGACAACAATGAAAACTGAACAAGAACAAATCGAAAAAATGGCACGAATTATGTGTGGGTATTGTAGCACTGATGGCAAGTGCGCAGTGAGCAAGAATTTGCGTGAGCCAGACATCTGTGCTAATGTTGATACTCAATATTGCTTATACAAGGAACATGCTGAAAGTCTCATTGAGAATGGTTACGGCAACGTTTCCGAGTACAAAGCCGAGATTGAGCAGTTGAACTCCCATAATGGCTTTTTACAATCATTAATATCACATAGCAAAGATATGCTGGACGAAGCGGTCAAGCAAGCGCAAATAGACGCAATAAACACAATCGTTAAATATTGCGAAAACCCAAAACATTGGAATGAACTAAAAGATTGCAAATTGTTCGGGGGAAAATCCGATGACTTGCGAGACTTCCTAAACGGGATTTTTAAGGAGAACAACAATGAAAAAGCGTAAACTATTAAGAGGTGTAGCAAAATTTAGCAGTCTTGGTCGAGATTTGTTTTGGAAATTCTACGGTTTCAACGACAACAACGAATTTGTACGTGTCAAGTGGCAAGGATATAGTGATTCTTATTGGTGGGAAGTAGTAACAAAAACAGACCAAGCGCGTATTAGCAAAGGCTCTGACGAGAGATATTACAAGATAAACTTTTCAACAAACGAAGTAACAGAGGTAGATTTATGACAAAAGACGAGATTAAAAAAGCGTTGGAGTGTTGCGAAAAGTATGCTTATTGTAAAGATTGTCCGTGTTATACCTATTGTGAGCATGAACTGCACAAAGGCGCACTCGCACTCATAACCGAACAAGAGAAAGAGATTGATTTTCAAGTTCAAGACCGAGCAAGGTTGCAACGAGAGATTGACGAACTCGAACAAGCACACGAACAAAGAGTGGAAGAGATTAAGCGGTTGGAAGCGGAAGTCAAGCGAGCAAAAATTAACGCCATGTTAGAACTGGAAGAGAAAATAGTCGAACACATGGGAGAACGTGAATATATGGGAGTGAAATACAAGCAAGGTGTTTTTAGCGAGAGTGAAATCGACGAATTCATTCAGGAGGTGCAAGATGGCGAAGATAAAGGTTGAAATAGAAGTGCCCGAGAATTGTGAGTTTTGCAAACACGTAATCCCTCATTATAGCCCGATTTGTGTTAGTTATGTGTGCGACCTTTTTAATGAAGAAGTTGGCTTTTCTGCAATAACTTGCAATGGGGTATCCAAAGACGAAACGATGTATTATAAATGTGAACAATGTAAACAAGCGGAGGTAAAAGATGAAACGATACAAGATTGAAATCATTTGTGCAGAAGATTTTGCAGACAAAGGCGTTGAAGTTCTTGAACATATCACGGAAACGCTTGAAAACATTTACGGTGACGCTGAATGGATAGGATTTGGCGGTTATGTCGATGACGAGGAGGACGAAAAATGAGCAAAGAATACGAAATCATAGAGGCAGCGGGGGAGATGTATAAGTGCAACGACCACTATCCCGACACATACGCACTCAACATAGAATGGGTTGCAAACGGGATAGGCTTTGGCGAACTGAACATCACATACAACGAAAAGACGGGCAAATGGCGAAAAGATACCGAATATATGTCGGACGAGTTTTGCCAAGCGGTTCTCGCAAAGTGGCTCGCAGATATGGGAAGTCAATGAAGAAAATAATAGTCAAAACAACGATTATTTTTTCAAAAAGGAGCGTAAAAATGAGGAAATCAACAAAAATAATGGTAGTAGCAACGATTATTGTTATAATTGTGCTGTGCCTAACGGCTTGCAATAAGACCGTTTTCGACACGAAATATAAATTTGAGAAAGCACATATCAGAATCAACGATGAATGGTTTGACGTAAACGTCAACAAGTGGAACGACTACGAGGGGGAACAAATCCAGTTGATTCTTACAGATGGATCTGTTATAGTAATACATGGCCGAGATTGCATTCTTTACAACGGCACATTGCCGACAGCTCAAAAATGCCAAGTGTACCACACTTTACCTATGTGATTTGTTAAAATGCTATTGTGGAAATGGTAGGGAACGTTCAAAATCCCACCTATCCACTCCAGCATTCTCTCACTAATCGGCAGAGCCTCGCAGGTACATCTTGCGAGGTTTTTGCTGTAAGGACGGCATATGGCAAACTTCGACGAAAGCAAGCACCCCCGCGACGATGACGGCAAATTTACGGACGGCAACGGCTCACGGTGGACTACATCCAAAAGAGATTACTCGAATGTGCAAGGCGGTGAGGCTCAACGTGTTTTTGACGAGGCAAAACAACTTGGAATCGATACGAAGGGGATCGACAATCTTGATGTAATAAAAGCGAAAGTCGAAGAAAAGAAAAGATTGCAGTCGGACGGGGGAAGTGATAAAATAAAGCAAAGGAACGGGTTTATTGACATTCAACTATTTGCACCGGGTATTGATAAACAATCCCCAAAAGAGTTGAAAAAAACAATTAAGTCAACCGAAAAAAAGATTGCAGAGCATAAAGACAAAATTCAAAACCCAAGAAAACATTGTTCAGATTGGGATGAAATCAGTCAAATAAAAAAAGAGGGCAGAATAAGATTTTGGGAAAAAGAAATCCAAAATCAGACTCAACAACTTGAACAAGCGAATAAACTATTGCAGGAGAAGAGAGATGGAAAACAATGAAGAAATTTTGACAACCATAAGAAATTCGCTCAAAAGGTTTGAAAAAGACCACGTTGACGAATACATAGAAAAGAAAAAAGAAGACGCTTATTATCGTGACGTTTTGCAAGGTATGTATATGGCGATTGCTACAATCAACAATGATCTTAATTGCAATTTCGGCACAGATGAAGTTTCTAAAATACTCGGTTTTTCCCAACTGGCGGAAAAACTTGAAAAGAATATGTAACAGCGCACTCTAACGAGTGCATAATGCGAGTGTAATTCAATGGTCAGAATCCCGGTCTTCCAAACCGACTACGAGAGTTCGATTCTCTCTACTCGCTCCATATAACCCTCGTCCAACGCACATTGACGTGTGCGATAAGCTATATGAATTATCGCCATCAGTGTTAGATTCCGTGCCCCCGACTGATTTTCAAGAGTCGCAATCTTGGTGTGCAGGACGAGGTGGGCGCAGGATATAGCAACTTAACAGCAAGTTAAAGCACATCACAACGGTGTGCTTTTTTTATACCCAAAAATCAAGGAGGTGGTCGCAATGACCAAAGCGGAAAGGGAAGCCTTGAAAGCCGAGTTCATCACAGGCGACTACCGTACAATCAAAGAGTTTGCCGAACGGAAAGGTATCTCATATAACACATTGAGAAAGATAGGTTCGGTTGACGGTTGGCTCGGCACAAAGTTAGCACACGAAGCACAGATAAGCAAAGAAATCTGCACAAAGGCACAAGAAAAACGTGTAGAAGATGGGATTCGGGATATAACAACTCGACAAAACAAAACACTCGACGTTATTTCCAAAATTCGAGATAAAGCCGAGAAGATTATAACGAGTGGCAACGTATCTGCAAAAGAGATTAACGCACTTGCTTCGGCTATGTTTCGTGTCAACGAGATAGAAAAGGGAATCCTTTTTGACCAAGACGGCAACACCGATAGCAAAGGCTTGCAACCGATAATCAACATTATGGACTGTTCAAAGGGCGGTGAGGATGATGAGTAACCCCGTAACCGTTCCTAAACTCTATTATCCGCTCTTTGACCATACCGTAACCGAAGTGGTTGAGCCGAGCGGACGATGCACCGCAAAGACCACAAGCAACGAAATATACGCCGTCACGATGATGATGGCAGACAAGCGCAACAACGTTTGGTATTGCCGAGCCGAGAAAGGCGACATTCGCGAAACGATATTTTCATCAATGATAAACACTATTCAGTTGATGGGATTGGAGCGAATGTTTGTATGGTCGCTATCGCCGTTTCAAATCACTTGCTTACAAACGGGCGCGAAATGCTATTTCAGCGGCATCAACGGCAAGACCGACGACGATATGACCGCCACAAAGGGATTTACCCCAAACGGCAATACGCTTGCTCTATGCATACTTGACGAAGCAGACCAAGTTAAGCACTTCAACCATATCACGGCGTGGGAAAGCACGGCATATCGTTTCTTGCTTCCTCACGGCAAGATGGTTTACGCATATAACCCTCCGATGAATCGTCATCACTGGGCATATACGTTCTTTGGTGACAAGGTTAAGAACGGCGCAACGCGAATCTATGCAACGTGGCGAGATATCTACAAACTCTTGCCGATTAAGACTATACAGCAGATTGAGAAGTTTGCGAAAGACGACCCCGAATATTACCGCTATTGGTATTTGGGCGAACCCGTGAACTTCAAGGGAATGGTTTATCCGCAGTTCAATCGAGAGAAGCAGACGAGAGACGTGTTCGAGTTCTTTGCAGAGCGTGACCGTGTTGTTGAACTTCATATCGGACTTGATGAAGGCACAGCATTTGACAGCACTTGCGCAACGCCGATTGCGATTTGGCAGAGCGGACGTGCGCTTGTCCTTGACTGTTTGGAGATAGACCCGGTCAAAACGGGTCAACTTGCTCCGACGGAAGCGAGCCGCCGCCTTTGGGAATGGTTGCAGGATTTACTCAATAACAAATTCCCGTTCTTACAACACGTGCCTCGGAGATGGATATTCGAGAGCGCGGAGGGTGGACAACAATTGCGCTTGCAGTTCGTCAACGACTTTGGCGAGGACTGCCGACTTGTAACACACAAGTCAATCACAGGCGATATAAAGAGAGTGAGAAGTATGCTGAACGACGGCGTACTTTTCTTTTATGATTCGCCAAACGTCAACACAAGACAACTTATGGACGATATCGAGGGGTATGTGTTCGATGAGAAAACGAACCTGCCGAAGAAAGGACAGCGTGACGACACGATCGATTCGCTCGAATACGGCACGAAACTTTACTACGACAACCCTATCACTATAGGAGGTTAAACAATGGCTGATACAGTTAGACAAATAGCGTGTGCTAATATGCCGCCTCGAAGAATATTTCAAACGAATTTTAATGCACGTTATCAGAATATGCAGAACATAGTCAATGACACAGTGTTCTATGCGCAGATCCCGACACGATGGATCAACTATTACAACGCATACATAAGGCAGTGGCTCGAATGGTCGCGCGGTTATGTACTTCAACTCCATCGAAACGACTTCTTCTCAACGGGTATGGGCTACACGGTATGCGACATATTCGCAAGAGAATGTATGGGCGGCGGATGGCGTTTGGATTGCCAAGACGACAAGACGGCGAAGTTCCTCGAGAAGTGGGGCAATGAACGAATTGCACCTTTGCTCAATCGTATGTTCTTCCACGCCAACGCAGGCGGCAATGCGCTTTTGGTTCTAACGCCAAACAACGGTGATATTTACCCGTCTGTTTTGCCCGCAAACCGCTTTATCTTCGACATAGGACGAAGCGGCAAGATTTCGTTTGCAATGCTTTTCAATCGATTCTCAACGGACGACAACGCGTTCTACGCGATAGAGCTGCGTGTTCAGCGCGGTAGCAGAGCGTATTACAAGGTTATCCTCAATCGAGGCACGAAACAAGTGCTTGCTCCGACTTGGGGTAGCGACGGTGGATTCATAACCGTTCCCGATGCCGCACAATCGCAATGGGATTATTGCTATGGCAATATCAAGCCAAACACTTGGTACGAACTGCCGAAAGCAATCGGAATCGGCTTGTACAACGTCCCCAACAAGAGCGTTGCGGCAAGTATATCGGATCTGCCCGGGTATGCAGACAGTACATTGCACACTGCGCTTGACGTGTTGTACTCAATCGACTTCAACTACACGATGCAACAGTTGGACATGTACTGGGGCAAGACGAGGATTTTGTTGCCGAAAGAAATGCAACCCACACGAGTTGAGAATATCGGCGGCAAGAGTTTCATACCACACGAGAGTAGGCTTATAGACAGCTTCGACAATGGCGGCGCGTTGGAAGATGACGTGTACGCAAGAGTTGTTGCGAACAACGCTGTTGACGGCAAACCGATTCAGCCCGATTTCATACAGCCCGATTTGAGAGGTGAAGCGCATAAGTATATTCGTGATGCAGACCTTGAATTGCTTGCTTCAAAGGTTGGGTTGAGTTCTGCGACGTTGGCAAACCATCTGACATACAATTCGCCCAAGACGGCAACGCAAGTTGTTGCGGAAGAGGACACCACGGCTACGAGCGTGAACAACAAGCGTGAGTTGGCAAGCGTGGCTATCAACGCAATGCTTCGTGACATATGCTCGTTCTATGGCTTGCTCGGTGAAGATGCGCACATAGTATGGAACAGATACGGTGTGAACAGTCCTCAAGAGAATCAAGAGTTGCTCGCAGAACAGACGGCAGGATTGCTCCCGAAAGAAGAGTTTATCCGCCGCCGTTATCCCGACCTTACGGACAAGCAAATCCAAGAATGGCTCGCCAAGCTCGAACAAGAAACGCCCGCAATGGAACGCAATTATAATCTCGGAGGCTTTTGATGGCAGAAGAGAAACCCAATGCGCTTAAAGAGAACCTGCGCGAACAGACGATAATTATCGAGGACTGCACGGCTGACTTGAAAGCGTTGCTCAACAAGCGAGTATACGACGGCACGACTTACGACCGTTTTATTGCCGAGGCAGACAAACTTATACTAAATGCGTTGGAAGAAGTCGCGGACGAGGAGATGCGTATCAATGCGCTTTCCATACTCCGCGGCTTTGCACGGCGTGAATTTAGGCGTTTGAGAGCAATGCTTATGGCAAAGGTCGGTTTCTCGTTCCTTGCGCTTAAATGCGTTTTGGCGATTTGGAACAGTACAGAGATTGCGCCCAAAGAAAGAGCATATAAGACGCTTCAGACAATCGAGCCGCAATTTTCAGATGTGCCGCAGAAGTTTGAAAGTGGGGCAGGGCAGTCTTGGCGATGGGCAACACCGCTCAATACATATATGCAAGACTATATGAAGATTGTGCGGCAGACGAGCACGTTCCTCGCGCAAGACCGAGCAAAAGGCGAAGACGGATTGAGTTTAAGGCTCAAGAGCGAATTGTATGTTCGGGCGAAATGGCAAGAGGACAATATGCGCAAACTCCGCGAAAGCGGCGCAAGGCTTGTATGGATAAGTTCTCACGTCAACTGTTCCGAGCGTTGCGAACCGTATCAAGGGCGGCTCTACAGTCTTGACGGCTCAAGCGGTGTCACCGAAGACGGACATCAGTTCGAGCCTATAGAGGTTGCCACAGACCGATACACGATGACCAAAGCAGGTAAAGTGTACAAGAACGGTACACTGTCGGGTTTTGGTTGCAGACATTTCACAATCCCTTACAAGCCAAAAGGCGAAACGCCGTTGACATACGATTCGAGCGAGATTGAAAAAGCGCGTGAAATCGAACAAGAGCAACGACGGCTCGAGCGCAACGTGTTCAACGCACGAGAGAACTATTACGCGTTTAAGGGCAACGACAATGTGCGAGCGCGGACTTGGTATCGCAAGGCGGCGGAAGCGAAGAAAGAGTATATCTCGTTTTGCAACAAGCACAACGTAGCGTGGTATCCCGACCGCATAAAAGTATATATTTGAGTACGGTGTTATCTCAAATGGTAGTCAAAAAATATCCCAACTGAATCTTTGAACCCTGTCCAAACGGACGGGGTTTTTTGATGCAAATAAACACGAGGAGGAAACGCCAATGTTTCGATTCCTAAAAAGAAATAAAAAACAGGAGGAACAACCAACAATGCCGAATTTTGCAGAAATTCTCGCCTCGATTGAAAAGTTGAGTGACGAGGAGAAGAAACAAATTCACGAGAAGACAGGCGAAGCGGTTGCCGACAAGAAAGATGAATCCGCGCCCGAAACCACGACCGAAGAAGTGGAAAAGGCAAAAGAGGACATCAAAGAAGACGGCAAAGATTCGCAGTCGGAGAAAGACCGTGTGGACGAGAGCGTCGCCGCACAGGAAGCAAACAAGGGTGATGAGGATTCACAAGACGCAAAAGACCGTGTGGACGAGGCAGAGGGCGAGGACAAGTATACCGCACTCAAGAAAGACCACGAAGATTTGCGCGCCGAATTTGAAGCACTCAAACAGCAATTCGCGGAAGCGCAAAGCAAGCCGCGCGAAGTGGATAAGGACGAGGCAAAGAAACTCGACGACATCCGCAGAACCTATCTTAACTAAAAAACACGCCACAGGAGGAAACACACAATATGGCACTTGTACAATCTTACGGAAACGTAGAGGGCATCATCAAAAATGTATTGATGTCCAACGGCGCAACACAGCAAGATCCCAACGGCAGATTTTATATCGACGGACAAATGGTTCACGTTGACCTTGCAAGAGCAATCGCAGAAGCAATCTATCTTTTTGAAGTTTATCAAAACGGATTGAACTGCACGGCGAGATACACGGACGACACGAAGCCCGGCGGAGCGGTCAGAGTACCCCTCGAAATGCCTTTCGCGCCCTCATCTCGTACTTTGAGTTTCGGTGGAAGAAAAGGTACGGACGGAAACGACGGTCTGTTCAACAAGAACGAACCCATCCTTCCCACGACTGATGAATTCCTCATCTACACCAACCAACTCAATGACCAAGATATCATTTTCCCCGATATCGCTAAAGAGTTCGTGCCGCTTGACCTTATGGTTAACAAAATCAAAGGCTACGGCAAATCAGTTGCACAAGACAGAACCGCATCGACCACGGCAGAAGTCTTGCTCTACAACATTTTCCGTGCACTCAACGGCGCAGAGAATATTATCGACAACTTCGATGGAACTCAAGACTTTGCATACGGCGAACTCATTGCGAAACTCAACGCGCTTCTCACCGACGGCGACCCTGTCACTGGCGCACTCACTTTCCCGACGGAAGGTCGTTGCGTAATCGGTCGTGCAAGTTTCGTTTATGGCATTTTCGCAAAAGCAGGCAAGAGCGGCGTTATTCTCAACGGCTCTGACCTCTCTCAAAGAATGCTCAAGGAATACGACCTCAATGCAAGCCTTTCCGAGCGCAGATACGTCGGCGAGGGTTACAAGGGCGAATTTGGCGGACTTCATTTCGTCGTTATGCCCGACCAACTTTGGACGTGGGCAGAGCGTTATATGGGGCTTGCAAAGGGCGCACTCGACCAAGTTCAAGCAGTGTGCTTGTCTGCGGATTCTCTCGCACTCGGCAGAGCGGTTGACCTCGGTGTCAAACTCCAAGACGCGACTTATCCGTATCCTCGTGGAATTATGGCAAGACCTATCAACCTTTGGGGTCACGAAATGTTCAGAAAGGCGTTCATCATCGCAAAAGGCACGTTCACTACGGACAACCTCAAATCCCTCGGCTTCAGCGAGAACGAGAGACGTTATCCCGTTGCTCCGAAGTCCTTTGCAGACAACACGAGTAAGAAAATCACCGTTCCCGTTTACGGCGCAGACGGCACGGTCGTTGCGTATCAGGAAATCGCACAAGGTCAAGAACCGAGCGGCGACAACTGGCGTAGCGGTCTTGACAAAGTCGCGGCAGTCGTTGCAAGCGTGAAAGGCGGCTCTTATGCTTCGGCACAATCCGTAACGCTCTCTTCGGCAACTTCCGATGCAACGATTTACTACACGACCGATGGTTCAACTCCGACATCCAAGAGTACGAAGTACACTGCGGCAATCAACGTTGCGGCAAGTGAAACAATCAACGCAATCGCAGTCAAGAACGGTTTGATTCCGTCCGACGTGATGAGCGAAACCTATGTAATCGGCGGTTGACAACAAACCGATTGATTTCTTCTTCTTTTTGCAAGGGCAGGCTTAAAAACCTGCCTTTGTGCTTGTTACAAGTATTTATGCGGTGCAACTCCGCAGACAAGCGTTACACAACACACTCAAGAGGTGAAAACAATGACCCAACCTTTCAACGATACAATGATGATTTACGACTACGCGGCGCACCGTTACATGCTTACTGAAACAGCGGTGTATCAAGAACTCGGCATAAATCTCGACACGGAATTTACGGATTTTGAGGATTCGATTCGTCAACGCAAGAAAGAGCGTTTTCTCAAGAAAGTTTCCGATACGGTTTACGGTTACATTTACCAAGATTCCACGAACACAAGGTTTTTGGAGTGGATTTTGGCGTGCCGCGAGGACGTGCGCTCGGCGATACAAGAAATGTTGCTTGCGCAGGCTGAATACGTGCTTGAGGGCAACAACTTCTTACAAGATTTCAGCGGCGTGAACATTGCCAAAGGTACGGCGATGAGGAAAGACGATCTGCGCGGTGAGATGCACGTTGCATTGCGTGTTGTTGAAATGTGCAAAGAGTATATCGGCAATCTCGACTTCGTTCTTAAAACAATCATACCGTTGCCCGATGTGCCGCAACAATACTATCGCGTGGGGTACTGATTATGTTGGGATTGTCTAAAAGTTCAGCCGACGTGATATCGGCAAAGCATTACAAAGAGGGCGTGTGGGCAATGCTTCAAGACCCCACGCAGAGATTGACGGTGCTTTCGTCGCAAAGACCGCTTTACAGAAACTTCAAGTGTTCGCTTGTGGGCGAGTGGAATCGCGATAAAGGCTACACGATGCAGAATATGCGAATGAACTACGACGGCACGGTCATACAGACAACCCAAGCGTTGGAGATTGACAAAGGCGATATGATTCTGATTTTCGGCAAGTGGTGGATTGTTGAGAACGTGTCGTTCGATTTGACATCGATAGCACCTCAAGGCGGATATTGGATGCCGAAGAAAAACGCCATAACGCAGATCCGAATCCGTGCAATTAAGGCTAACGGAGTTGGTAAGTATGATTAGTTACGAGGAACAACGCTCGATTATAGACGGTGCGCTTAATGCGTTCCGTTTTCATACGCCCAAAGACACTGGCAATATGCGTTACAACGCAACGTATGCGAAGTATCTCGGCGACGGCGTTTGGGAAATCGTGGTTGACGAATCTATCGCCCCGTATGTGCCGTATACCAACGAGCCGTGGATATCGGAGAAGTGGAACGGCAAGAAGAATCCTAACGAGGGTTGGTTTGAGAGGGCAACGGGATTTGTTGCCACTTACATTGCAGGCAGACTGCAGGGAAGAATGGAGAAACAATAATGGTTACGACTTCGCAACTGGCAAACGAATTACAAAATAGATTGAACAACTTTGCAGGCACGCTCAACGGCAGAGATTACAAGTTCATAATCCGCACCAACGCGGGCGATTACGAACACTCTACGGGTGGCACGCAAAAGAAACTCGCAACGCTTCTGATAAACGGCTTGTTGATTGAGCAGACAAGCACTCCGATACCGCTCAAAGGTTTGGATTCCGTTTTGTTGATGCAAACGCTCAACATTTTGATTCCTTGCGATATGACGAGAGATAAGCAGAATCGAATCGAATACGCAATGAACGCACTAAACGCCTTTGTGAGCGACGTAGCAGGAAATGCGGGCAGTCTTTCGGACAGCAAGAGGAACAAGTATGCATACGTATTGAGCGTGTCTACACCGTACGTCGGACAAGAGGCACTCGAAAGCGAAATTGGATATTGCGTACCCGTTTCGTTGCAGGTGTCGTGGCAGCTCATCAAAGACGGTGTGCTTGCAAACAACGTCACGATGAAGATGAAAGCGAAAGGCTCGGTGGCGAATCCTACCGTCGTTGTTCTTATGGACGGTGCTATCGTTCGTACGCGCACGGGCGATTCGTCAAATGTGGACGGAAGCGAGGAAATGAAAACCGAAGTTACGCAACAAGGCTTGACTATCAAAGCCATAATGCCTTACAAGCGCGGCGACGTGTCGGAAATGTTAGTCAAAGATATGCTCACAGGCGCACTACAACGCGTATATGAGCTTTCATATGCCGACGGTGACGGAGATACCGTGCAAGGTGTCAGCGCGTCGTGGGACGTTGTTGCGCGCGAAATAACCGTGCCTTTGACTTCGGGTAAGGGTATCACTGTTTCGGCAACTTTTGAAATCGCGAGGTGATATTATGGCAGAATATAAAATCACGGTCGATTTTAAGAATTCGGGCGGTGGTGGCTCGAAAAAAGCCAAAGGTTATCAATCCGTTTTCTCTGAATGGGCAGACGATATTAAAAGCGGTATCAGCGACATAAACGGTGACAGCAAATTCAACCACTTTGTGCAAGGTGTCCAAGCCTTTGCAAACGTCATTCCTGCGGCGCAGATTATCAAGTCAGGGTTTGACTGGCAAGTGTCGCTCATCGGCAGATATAAAGGCTCACAGCAAGCGCAAGATATTGCAAATGCCTCAATGAAGATTGCAGGACAAGTCGGCGGTATCGCTTTGGCGTTCGCAACAGGCAATTACGTTGCAGGCGGACTTATGACGATAGGAACGCTGTTTGGCTATGCAAGAGAAGCGGAAGAAAACACTTACCAACGCAAGTGGGAAAACATCGGAAACGCTATCGGACGAGAGCGAGCAGGCGCATCGTTCAATCGTTCGAGGTTGGAGGGATAAAGAAAGGACACTCAATCTGTGTCCTTTTCCTTTGTCAGTTCGGCAACTTGATTTTCCAACTCGGCGATTCGCTCGGATTTGGTCGGCTTGTGTTGGCGCAGCTTCGGTATCAACTGCGCATTTGCACAGTACAAGATTGCAAGGATTAAGAATATCAGCGTTGTATAGAAGCCGACAAAGGGCATTGTGGGTCTAAAAATACAAATACTTATTAGATTACAAACGAGGTAAGCACTTGGAATTGTTATCAACAACCCCTTGTCTATAATGTTTTTTCGATACAACTTGATAAAGAAAACGACAGTGCAAATTGCGCATATATAGAAAAGAACGAATACAAAAGAACAAAATATCAGATAAGAAACCTGTGTATGCAAAAATTCCTCAAAGGTCGGATAAAACTGATACATTGTAGAATCATAAGATTTTTTTAATTGTAAGTATCGGTAAAGCGGACTATTATAAGCACCTTTAAGGAATGAAAAAGAAAATGCGTGCTGTGAGTTAGCAAAAATGTTTTCATTTATTCCCCATATTAGCGGGAATGAAAATGTTGCATATAAAACACAAATAAGAATCGGGAAAATTACTTTTCCGTACTTATCAACAAAATTTGAATAACCAATGCGTTCGCGCATAAGCACACCCCCTATTAGTGTGCTTTTATTTTATGTCAAAAAGGAGCAAGTGTCAATGTTTAGTTATCAACCTCAAATTTACGAAAATGCTCAATGGCAAGCATTGTCACCGTGGGCGCGTCCTTTTACGGACGGAACGGCACTCAACGACGTTCTCGACGCTGGATGTATCAATCTGTCGCTTTCATCGCGTTACGCCCCAATAAAGCCGTTTACGCCGATTCGCATAATCATTGCCGAAAACGGTGTTGAGGTGGATAGAATATATCGTCTCGTATCATCGACGAAGCGCACGAGACGCACGTTTGCACCGTCTGTTGGCGCGAAATACGATTGGACGATAAACACTATCGAACTCACAAAGGCTATGGAACGCCGCTTTATCGGCACATTGACAAGTACAAAGTATTTACATACGGATTATGCAAGTGCTTATCAACAAGTTTCGGAAAACTTGAATAATGGTCTTGCTACAGGATATAAAAAGTACATTGATATAACACAGCACTATTATTCGCCAGTAATAGAGGGGAAAGCATTTACTGTTTATTCAAATAGGTACTCAATCAATGTAACTCCAAACGGTACAGTTGCAGCAGGCTCAATTAAAAGACTCAATGTCGTGGTTAAGTCGCCATCGGGTAGCGTTTTGATGAACGAGGATTTGACCGCTAATAAAAATATTCGATTAGATGAAATCGGTACATATACACTAACAGAAACATTGGTGATAACGTGGACTCTTGTTGGCGACCCCGGGACAATGGATGAAACTTTCAAAAATGAATTATCTTTTGCCGCTTTTACGCAGATCGCCCCCAAGACGCAACCCACAATTACGTCGGTGTGCCAAAGGCTGTTGTCGTCGGGCATAACAAGGCGAGTAGGGATAGATACAGGCGCAGAGATTCAAAAGCAAGAATATGTGCTTGACGAGAATTTTGCACAAGAATACAAGAACGTCACCGCGCCCGAATTTTCGTTCACCAACTGCACACTTTGGGACGCGTTGGCGCAAGTGGGCGGATATATCCACGCAATACCGCGCCTTGTGCCGTTGTCCACAACGGACGATACACATTACAAGGTAACGTTTGATAAACTCGGCGGAAGCGAGCAAGCACCGACTATGCCGCCGATGATATATCAAGACAGCACGATTGACAGCAATGAATGGTGCGGCAAGATAACGTCGCCAGCGCAAAATCTTTGCAATACGACGGACGAGGGCGGTGCAATAACCGAATTCGGCAACGACTATATAACGGTGCGTACCGAGGACGGCAATATCGAGATAAACGGCGACAACGTGCTTATACGCACGTCTTTGCCGATTCAACAGCTCATAAAACTCGAATGTGGATTCATTCCCGAGTATAACAGCGGCAACACACCTATCGGCGACATCACCGCATACGCATACGAAGACGCGGAATACAGCGTGCTTTCGTCCTATTGGGGAACTGCATATCCGTATTCAAAAGCGTGGGCGTTGCCTTGGTACCTGTCACTTCTGCACTTGCTTCCGTTACTTTTCCAGCCGTATCT